ACAGTGGGTAAAAGGTCGCACCATTGTCGGCGCTCCCGAGCACGCTGAAGGTGACCGTTGTCAGTGAGCTGCCGGTCAGGGTGATAGTGCCGCTCGCAAAGCTGGAGCCCACTGTTGACGGGACTGTTAACCCGTTCAGTTGTACTGTGCTACCCGTTTGGTTGGTAGCCGTGAAGTTCTGCTGAGGGAAAACCGAGTTGCTGTAGGGGCTGGCGAGTTGAGCAGGGTAAGCCCGAGCAGCTCCCAAACCTAACAACAGCGTCAATACTATATTTTTCACTTTCATCGGATTACAGCCTCCCAAATTTGATCCAACCACTTGCGGCGCGAGTGAGCTAGCCGGTAACCAGCTTGGTCTTGCTTGCGGCAACTGTGCTAAACCAGCGGCCCCCTGGCGTCTCACTTGAGAGCGAGTGAGCGATGCTGTTGACGATCCACGAACCGCAAGCTCTCGTGAGTGAACTCACAACCTCTATTTGGCCCCCAAAAGTAATAGCCGGATTGAAAAGGGTTTGGAAGCAGATCGAAGGTCCCCCGTACCCACTACCGAAAGTGGGATAGCCTATGAGCCCAGATTGCGGCGAGATCTCCGGGACAACCGCCGTGTTGCGGGCAGTATACGCAGGAGTTATGGCCAGCAGGGGGGGATCTAGATATAACCAGCATCCTGCCTCATGTGCCAGCGCCCGAGCTTGTTCCAGTGCGGTGTTTGGTAGATAGAGGTTTGAGAGCGGCACTGAGACGCCATTGTTCTCGAAGGCGTATCCCATAGTGGCCGCGAGCTGACTCATCACAGTGGCGGTGTCAGCGGTCCCCTGGTAGCTGCTGGGAGGCACGGGTATCAGTTGATTGGCGAGCCCTGAGATTGCTTGGAGTTCCAGAAAGACATCCGGCATCAATTGATAGTTACCCCAGGCTGTGGATACCGTCCCCATGAAGATTTGAGTTTCTTGCTGACCGTCGATAGCCCATACGGAGATGTTGTCTCTTGTGAGACTGCCCCCCGGGCCAGTGCTCGCTATCGCGAGTTGATCCGCCTGGTACTGCAAAACGGTGAGCGAATTCATGTCGCTCTGGCTTACGCCGTAGATCCGCGCATGCAAAGTGTTGTTCTGTACGCCGCCGGCCTTCTCTATCTCCACGGTTGCGCGGAAGCCCTCGAGGGTCAGTTGGTTATTAGAGCTGCCAGTGCCCAACGTGATTTGGAAGCGAAGGGACTTTTTGTTGTCGAAGGATGAGGGCATCAGCTCGCCTTCACATTCGCGGTGATGGAGTTCGTGGGCGGCTCAGACACAGTTATTCCATGGGCGGCGAGCGCCGGCAGTACCGTGCTGGTGAAATAGCTCAGGAAAGCATCGGTCATCAGAGTTTGTGGGGTGCTACCGGGAGCACCCATTTGGATGGATGGAGCCGTGAGGGTGACGGCCTGGGGCGAGAGTACGGTGATCCCATCGCTGTCGAACTGAAGGTATTGTGTAGGCGCGGCGGCGCTGAGAACTGTGCTGAGGTAGATCCCATCTGCAAAGCTGTAGCGGCGCCCGCTGCCGGGGTTGCCTTGCTCCTGGGTTCTCACAACCCGGCTGATGTCCCGGCTGGCGAACAAAGCAACCCCAATATCGCCGGCGACCGGATCACAAATAATTCCGCTAGGACCGCCCTGCAGCCGAAGGTACGGTATGCCGTAGATGGTTACATGTGGAGTGGCATTGCCGTTGCCGTCAACCTGATTGACGAGCGGTAAGACATCCACAGTGCCGATAGGCGACAGCTCGCCGTCGTTGCTGCAAGCCTCCACTTGCACAAGAGTGGCCGTCTGTATCTTGTTTAAGGCTTGCTGGATGAGGAAGGATAGATTATTAAACTCCCCAAATGATGACGAAGGTGTGAGCGCTCCGAGAGCGACTTGTGAACTCATTAGGAGAGCCCCCCCGCGGACTGCCCCACCAGAAGGCCGTTCATGCCATCTCTAAAAGCTTTAGCGACGCCCGGTCCATCGGTTGCACGCGTTTGTATATTCACGTCCCCGTGAATAGTCACACCGCGATCGTTATTGTTTGTGGTGCTGGAAGAGGACATAGGGCGGCCTGCTTGAGCTAATTGGTTTGTGAAACCGTTGTTGAGTGCATTGGTCGCGCCCGGCTTGCCGCCCATCGCGGCCCCTGGCTTATAGAACGCGCTCATCCCGTGCTCGTAATTGGCCAGAGAATCCGTAAAGTAGCCTCCCGCTTTGAGGCCCTTCGCGAATGTGGGAACATCTTGAGCGCCTAACGCACCCTTATACTTCCGCTCTAGCATGCCTATGTAGTAATCACCGTAGTCATCCAAGCTCTTAAAGGTTCGATAGTCCTGCCCGTGTCCACCGGGGACATTCACACCAGATAGATTGTTGAGTGACCGCGCCCCACGATTGCTGAAGTTTCCTGTCTCGTGCTTCCACTGTGCTAAGAGAACGTCTGGTGAAATACCAGTCGCCTTGCCGACACGTTGAGCCAATTGCGCGGCTTTCTCCGCAGTGACACCGCCCTGTGACTTGAATAGCACCGAAGCGTCGCCCCCCGCGGTAGCAGCTTGCGGGGCTGTGGCACCCCTGAGCTTTGATTTGGGGTCGTACAGAACTCCCACTTCTTGATGCGCTGCCGCGACGCCAGTGGCTATGATCTGACGCACCTTGTTATCACTCTTGCGCCCGCTCGCCAGCGCGCCCTTCCAATCACCGTGCATTAGCTTTTGAACGCCATCCACTGAGTCATAGATCGCGCCGAAAGACTCCTTAACGATCTTCGCTAAATTCTTGATAGCAGTCTCAGCAGCCAAAATTCCCGGCTGCCACTTGCTCCAGTCGATGAGCGTCTGCCCGCCCCGCTGCCAGGTCTGGTAGTCCTGCCATAGCAGTGCGATGGCTCCGGCGAGTGCTCCTATGCCGAGTACCATGGCTGAGATGGGGGATGTTGCAAGTGCGATCACGCCTAAGCCCGTGCCGATGACTCCCAGCACTTTACCCAGGTCTTTGATGAACTCCATGTTGTTCTGAACCCAGTTGCCGAGAGACGAGAGCACCCCGAGTACCTTCTCAATAGCTGGCGCCGCTTGTTGCAATAGGCTGAGCCCGAGCAAAGTGAAGCTCTGCTTGATATCTACGAGAGAGCGTTGCAGCTTAGCAGCTTCGGGTGCAAACTTTGCAGCCTGCTCGCCGTACTCCTTCTGTCTCTTCAGAGTGAGTTCCAGCTCGCTACGTCCGCGGAGTAAGAGATTAATCGTGCCCTCATCGAACCCAATCCGTGCAAAGACGTTGTTCATGGTGCGCCGATCCTTGCCTTCAGCGGCACCAGCGAGTTGCTCCAAGATATCTGTAGCCTTCAGAGCATGACCATTGGCATCTGCCAAGCTCACACCGAGCATGTTGAAGTAGGGTATGAGGCCGGACGCGCCGGTAAGTTGGATATCGGTCTGCGCTTTGCTCAAGAGCTGCATGCTAGATTGCACACCTTTGGCACTACCGCCCAATTCCTCTGCTGCATTCCCCCAGGCGGTAATCTCGCCCGCGCTCACATTGAGGTTCTTGCTTAAGCGATCGAGCGCCGCGGAGCTTGCGATAGTGTCTTCTACGAACGCCCGTAAGGCGTAGGCCCCACCAAAGATCGCGAGTAAAGCGCCTACGCTCTTTGTGAGGGTATCCACACCGCTGGCGGACTGCTTACTCTGATCGCCGAGCTTCTTGACGCCGCCCTCGGTTGACTTCGAGGCACCTTCGAGGTCCTTGTGGTTCTTGGTAGCAGCAGAAGTGCCCTTAGTGAGGTCGGACGAATCGAGCCCCAATTTCACCACCAGCGCGTCGATTATCGTCATATCAGACTCCCCTCCAGTTGCCAGCTTACTAGTTAGCTGTCAGTAACTGTTACGTTATATAAGACAATATTGCACGGTAGTGAGCAGTTTGCAAGCGAAAATATGGGCGCCCAGAGAGATGGGCTAGCTTCCTCTGGCGCCCAGCTACCGGGAGTGGACTCTGATCGGCGCCGGGCGCCAGAGGGGTTTGAGCTAAGTGCTTGTATTTGTTGGAGATTAATTGACGGTCAGCGCGTCTGGCGGTCTAATCGTAACAATGGCTGTAGCTATATGGTATAGTCCACATAGCGGCAGAGTTTTCTAAGTTATCCCAAGGGGTGCAACCCAATGCAGCAAGGACCTGATTCACTGCTTCGTATATACGACATAACAGGATGCCCTAAGAGGGGCTTAAAACCTCTCATTTCCATC